CTGAAACACCGTTTCCGCACTACGTGGTCGAGCGCGATGGGGTGACCTCTGTCATTTCAAAGCTGGAGCTGAGCAGCCAGCCGATCAGCTCCAAGGAGAAAAGAAGGGCCGGCCGCGCCACCACCCCGGCAAACGCAACCGACCACACTCAACCGTAAGGCATGGACAACGCCACCTATCACGCAGATCCAGCCATCAGCGCCAGTCATCTGCATCTTGTCGCACGATCACCGCAGCATTACTGGGCTCGGTATGTCGATCCTGAGCGCATCCCGCCTGCGCCAACGGCTGCCATGACCTTCGGGTCGCTTGTCCATTGCGCTGTCCTTGAGCCTGACGAACTCGACAAGCGCTATGACGTCTGCCCACCCCGTAACACCAAAGCAGGCAAGGAGCGGGCCTTAGAGATGCGAGAGCAGGGCATTGAACCTGTGACGGCATCAGACATGCGCATGGCGCACGCCATGGCTCGCGCTGTCAAACGGCATCCTCTTGCAGGTGAGCTGCTGGCGGAGGGCAAGGCTGAGCAGTCGTTCTGGTGGGATGATCTCGACACAGAGCTGCGATGCAAATGCCGGCCGGACTGGTTGCGCTCAGACGGTGTGATCGTTGACCTCAAGACCACCACCGATGCCAGCCCTCAGGGCTTTGCCAAGTCGATCGCAAACTTCCGCTATCACGTGCAGGCGGCGCATTACCTCAACGGCATCAAGGCGCATCGCTTTGTCTTCATCGCAGTTGAGAAGGAGGCACCCTATGCCGTTGCGGTCTACGAACTCGACGAGAATGCCTTAGCTGAAGGTGAACGCCTCGCAGCACGTGACCTCAGGCGCATCGCCAACTGCCGGCAGCAGGAAAGCTGGCCGGGCTACAGCAACGGTCTGACCACGCTGTCGCTGCCCACCTGGGCCTTCTATGGCAACGACGACATCACCCCAATGGATCTATGACGACACCCAACCTCGCAGGCATCATCCGTAAGGAAGATGTCTACAAGAAAGGCACAGGCAACTTCAGCGCGAGCTATGTGCCATGGGCCAGGATCGCGCAGCTGCTGCACGAGCACGCATCAGGCTGGGACTTTCACCTGAAGCCCACAGCTGATGGTGGACTGATCCACAAGGCACCGGACGGCACGGGTTACGTGCTCGGCTACTTCTCCGGCCCTGATGTCTTTTCCACAAGCGACTTCCCGTTCCCGTGCATGGATCACCGGAACAACCCGATCCCGTTTGACAAGGTGAGCGCTCGGGTACTGACTGACACGCATCGCCGTGCGCTCTGCGCTGCTGCTGCGTTTCACTTCAGCCTCGGCTCGGAGCTATGGGCAAAGCAGGAGCTTGAGGATTCCGGCGCTGAACCTGCTCCTGCGGCCTCTACCAAGGCCAAGAAAACAGCTACGCCTGAACCTGCACAAGATGACGACAAGCCAGCCTCTAAGGTCGTGCAGGCCGGTCGTAAGGCCATTGCCGGAGCAACCTCGATCGAGCAGCTCGAAGCCGTCACGAAACGCCTGATGACGCGCCACGAGGCTGGCGATCTGACCGACGAAGAGCACCAGGGCCTCCTGCAGCTGCTGCTCGACCGCGAAACTCAACTCACCACCAAGAAATGACCATGACCGAACTCAACGCATCTTTCAGCCTGTTCCCTGCTCAGGAAAAGAAATCCGAGCGCAGCCCTGATTACGGCGGCGTGATCGAGATCCCTGCCGATCAGATCGATGCCCTGGTGGCGCACCTCGGCACACAGCCTGAGAACAACTGGAAAGATGAGCCTGTCGTTAAGCTGCGGATTGCCGGCTGGAAAGCGCAAAGCCAAGGCGGGAAGAACTACCTGAACGGAAAGATCAGCGTGCCAATGCAGCAGCAACAGCAGGCGCCAGCTGTCAACGATGACGATCTGCCGTTCTGATGACCGAGCAAGTTACCGAGCAAGTCCGCTTCGTGCATTGCACGCCCGACGCTGAGCGGCTCATCGTCAAGATGGCTCGCGTCAGCAATCCCAGCAACGACGAGAACTGGGCCACAGGCCCTCGCCTGTTGCGGTATCTGATCAAGCACAAGCACTGGTCGCCGTTCGAGATGGCTTCGCTCTGCGTGCTGATCGAAACCGAACGCGACATCGCCGCTCAGATCCTGCGGCATCGTTCGTTCAGCTTTCAAGAGTTTTCGACTCGCTACTCGCGCACGACAGTCGCCGAGTGTCCTGCGCAACGCGTGCAGGACCCGACCAATCGTCAGAGCAGCCACGACAACCTCACCGAAGCTGACAAACGTCGCTGGGATGAACGCTGCGCTCGGCTGATCGGAGACGCATACCTCCTCTATGAGGACATGCTCTCCGAAGGCGTGGCCAAGGAGACAGCGCGGCGCATCTTGCCGCTCTGCACCCCGACCAGGCTCTACATGCACGGTTCGCTGCGCAGCTGGTTGCACTTCATCGATGTCCGCACCGACGCTGGCACCCAGCTAGAGCACCGCGTCATAGCGGAGCAATGCCGTGCGATCTTCACGGCACAGTTCCCCGTTATCGCGGAGGCCGCATGGGCATGACCGATCCGATCAATCAACCTGAGCACTACACAGCAGGGAGCATCGAGTGCATCGATGCCATCGAGGCGGCCCTGACACCTGATGAGTTCATCGGGTTCCTGAAGGGCAATGCCATCAAATACATCTGGCGATGCCGGCATAAAGGTGGTCTACAAGACATCCAGAAGGCGGCCTGGTACGTAGATCGGCTTGAGATCTTCAGCGGTTGTCAGGACGGCAGGGATGACTGACGAAACCCTTCTCCATTACGTCAACCGCGGCAAGAGCGATTGGATCATCACCGTCTGGCAAGGCTGGCCTGATGACTACTACGTGCGCTTTGTCGTCCGCACCAAGCGTCGCATCATGCTCGATGAGGTTGCCGTGTGGATCGGTGACGACTGGGTAGGGTCGCCGCGATGGCACCCACGTCGTAGACGTGTCCCTGAGGACATCCTGCAGGCCGTTGAGAGCCGCCTGAAGCGGCCTGTGCAGCGGTCGTTACCATAAAGGCACGTGCCTGCGCTACATGGCGGCAGACGAGCAGCTGAAGTTCACCTGCCGCCGCTCGCGTCGTTGCCGTGAGAAGCTGCCTGCTGATCTCCTTTACCGCGACGAGAACAGCGGTGAGTTGTACTGCAAAGCTGGACATTGCCCTAAGGGCAAAGGCGACACGCAAGAAGCACTGACGCAGCTGCAGATCGAGAATCGCCGCCTACGGGATCAGGTCCGCAGCCAGACCAGCGATCAGGACAGGCTGTTGAACAAAGTCGAGAGCCTGCAGGAGCAGCTGGCCACGGCCTTGGAGATCCGTGACATCGAGCAGCCTGCACCGCTTGCTACAGACGCCACAGGCAAGCGCAGCGAGACAGTGCCGCTGCTGCTCTGCTCAGATTGGCACTGCGGCGCCATCGTCGATCCTGCAACGGTCTGCGGTCTGAACCGCTATGACGTGGACATCTTCCACGAACGTGCCGGTGCGCTGTTCCGCAACACGCTGCGGGTTGTGCGGATGCTCCGCTCGACTGCTGAAGTGCGCAAATGCATCATCTGGTTAGGGGGTGATCTGATCGACAACTGGCTGCACCCTGATCAGGTCGAGACGCAGGTGCTTAGCCCGACGCAGCAGTTGATTGAATGCGAGCGGGCCATCGTCGCTGGCCTCGATCACCTCCTGGAGCACGGCGATTTCGAGCAGATCATCGTGCCCTGCTCCTTCGGCAACCACGGCCGGACAACCGACAAGATGCGAGCGGGCAACGCCGCGGCCACCAGCTACGAATGGCTGATGTATCAAAGCCTGAGGCGGCATTACAGGCAGGAGCCACGTATTGGCTTCGACATCAGCGAAGGCAATATCCTCTACGTCGACGTCCTAGGCCATCGCCTGCGGTTCCATCACGGCGATGCCATCAGGTACGGAGGTGGCGTCGGAGGCATCACGATTCCGCTGCAGAAATGGGTCTACAGGCAGGATCAGGGCATCAAAGCTGACCACACCTTCATGGGGCACTTCCATCAGCTGACCATGGGTCAGAACTGGTCGGTGAATGGATCGCTGATTGGCGCCACTCCCTACGGCATGAAGCTGGGCTTCGCCCCGGAACGTCCGCAGCAGTTGCTCCGTTGCATCGACTCAGAGAGAGGGTTCACGATCTCAGCGCCCATCCTCACTGAATAGGTGGACTGTTTCATCGATGGCTCGATCCTTGTGCCACGTCGCCGCGCAAAGCGTGAGTTCAGACAGTCGATCCTCGAAGCATGGGAACACCGTTGCGCTTATTGCGACAGGCCCGCAACAACACTCGATCATGTGCGGCCAAGGTCCAAGGGTGGCGAGACAACACGGCAGAACCTGATCAGCTGCTGCGCATCCTGCAACAGCCGCAAAGGATCCTATGACTGGGTGACGTGGTATCGGGCTCAAGTGTTCTGGGATCCCGAACGAGAGGGCACCATCTGGATCTGGTTGCATCAGAACACAAACACAGCAGCATCCTGAGAATCGTGTTACTTTGCCCGCGGCACACCACCCCAAACCATGCCAGCTGCTTTCCCTGATTCCTTCAGCGACTATCTCAAGATGATCGGTCGCTATCCGCTGCTGACACCAAGCCAGGAGATCGAGCTTTCTCGCCAGGCGCAGCGTTACATCGAGTTGCGCGACACCGAAGGCAAACCCAGCACACCGCAAGAGAAGCGCGAGATGCGTGTCGGCAAACGTGCCTTCGACAAAATGATCACCAGCAACCTGCGTCTGGTCGTCAACATCGCCAAGCGGTTCGCCAGTCGCGCCGGCCAGACGCTCGACATGATGGACCTCATCAGCGAGGGCACCATCGGTCTGCATCGCGCCGTTGAGCTATTCGATGCCTCCCGCGGCTACAAGTTCAGCACCTACAGCTACTGGTGGGTCAGGCAGGCGATCTGTCGCGCGATCGATACCTCAGACCGCATGATCCGCGTGCCGATTCATTCGCTTGAAAAGCTCCACAAGTTGATCAAGCTGCGCGAAACCTTCCAGCTATCGCATGGCCGCGAACCAACGCTGGCAGAAGCCGCTGAAATCCTGCAGGTCAAAGAACGCGAGCTATCCATGGTGATTGAACGTGCCGCACGGCATGACAGCCTCGACAAGCTGCTGAAGAACGAAAAAGACGGATCAGCCTTGGTCGACATGATCGCGTCTGAGCCGATCGACGCGCAGCTGATGGATCAACGCGAGAAAGCCGATGCGATCAACGAAGCGATGGTCTA